AGAATAGGCATATTTGGATTTAGAACCTTTTGGTCTTCCTCCCTTCTTTCGAGGTGTTCCGTCTTTGTTAAGTATAAGGTTGCCTTCAGAATCTGTCAAGTAAAGAGTTGAATTTATTTCTGTCTGCTTCTTCTTGTCGTTGTCTGTCATACTTCTTATCTATATGTTTTTTTAAACCCATTCGTGAGAGTTTACGGTTAGTACTTGCTTCGAGCCAATCAACTGCAACAGCTAAACTAATCTCGTCATTGCGTACCATTTCTGATACAACATTTAAAGCTTGTATTTGTTCAGGTACAGGTTTTAAGTAACCTTCTACTTCATTGTCAATTTCATATCCAAAAGGTATGGTTGACGTTTTTCTTTTTATATATCCTTCTTTCATAACTGATTGTGATGTCTACGAGCTAATTTGTTTTCCCAATCTTCAATAGCTTTTGCAATACTTTCTTCTGCTAACACAGAACAATGTAGTTTAATAGGTGGTAGTTCTAAAACTTCTGCAATGTCTTTATCTTTAATTTGCTTTGCTTCTTGTATAGTTTTACCTTTGAGCATATCTACAAATAATGTAGATGATGCTATAGCAGAACCACAACCATATGTTTTAAACTTAACATCTTCGATAGTATTGCCATCTAGTTTAAGTTGTAACCTCATTACATCACCACATGCAGGAGCACCTGTCATACCTGTAGCTACGTTAGGGTCATTAGGGTCAAACCTACCTACTGCATGTTTTTCAGGTTCATTAAGAACACTTTCAAATCTATCTACTACTTTTTGTGAATATGCCATTACTTATTAAATATCCTATCCCAGTTATCATCAAACTGTTCTTTAGACACAGATTGTTTTCTAGGTCTTGAACCTTTACCAATACGA